AATGTTTAACTTGTGACAATTTAACATATTACGATTGGTATATATGTAAAGAAGAAAAACACTCAACAAAAAAAGGATTTTTACACATGGGACAATTAAAAAAATGCAAATGTTATATAAAGAGAAAAGGTAAATTGGATAACTGCGTAGGGCAAGAATGTGTATTTTGGTGCTTGAAGTGTCCTTTCTATCCTAAAAAGTAATTCGCCATACAAATATATTATAATATAAAAATCGAGTTTTATATTAATTTTAAATAGAAAGGAGATTATTAAATGAATGAGGTAAACCAAATGTTAGAAAATACAAAAATGTCAGGAGCTACTATAGGAAATACTATGAGGATTCCTTGGATTCAATGTAAGAAACAAATGAAATGGTATGAAATCATTGTCCCAGAAATAGATATGTTCTTCCGTAGGATTCAATATAAATGCTACTTAAAACTAAAATAATATTTTGAAAGGAGATAATTATGGTTAATTATAAATCAGAATTTGTAACTGAAAATATCTTGAATAATACAATTTGTGTAAAAACTAAAGCTGGAATTAGGAGTATGAGATTTCGAGAAGATATTGAATCCGATTTAGTTTGGATAGATCAGGTAGTTCCAGAGGAATTAAAATGTGAAAGTGGAATATGTGCCATAATGAAGGGGCAATATGCTAGATATTCAGATGTTTATGTTTCTCCTAGATCAAATAAGTTTTTGAGATAGTATAAAATGTAATTTTTAATAGCTTTAATAAGGAACCATTAAGGAATACTTAATAGTTGAAAGGAGAAAATATGAAAAGAGTAAAATTATTAGTAGAAGATAGTTCAAGTGAAAGTAGAAAAGATGATATTACAGACATGTATTTGACTGTTGAGCTGAAAGGGATACCTAATATATCTCCAAAGGAATTAGATGCCTGTGAGTACGTAGCAGAGCACTCCAAACATGATATAGTAGGCTTTGTAAGATCAGATGACTATACTAAAGAACATCCAGACTTTATCCAGGTATATGCAGGAGATATAGAAATATTATATGAAGATTATATTATTTAAATAAAAAGCTTGTATATTAAATAATACTATGATATAGTAATAGGGAAGTAGAAATTAGGAGCGAAGGAGATGGTTGAATGGAGAGGTCGAGAGATCATCCAATTAATTTTTAGTTCTATATTAAATAATACTATATTAAAGGTTGACATAAATTCGTATAAGGTTAGTGACCAATAACTGGTGGAGACCAACTCAGAAGGAGATAATATATATGGATCAAACAACAAATATCGTAAAAATCACAGGAATATTAGTTAAAACTGATTTAGAAGTTAAAAACTTAGGTCAACCGGATGAGTCCCTTGGTGGACACATAGTACTTAGAACTGCTGATGGCAGCGAACATGAAGTTAATTATTTCGCTAACAAATACAAGAAAGATGCTGTAGATAAGAAAAAGTTTTCTAATGACTTAAATGGCTTACATAAAGGATATGAAACAATTGTAAATGAGTTTAAATCATTAGAAACTAATCCTGATGATGCAGATGTAGTTACAATAGGATCTGGAGAATTTGGTACTCAGGACTATGTTGATAAAAAAGATACTGAAAAAATGATTCACTACAACGATATTAAAGCAAAGTTTGCAAATAGAGTTGAAGTTAAGGATTTGGAAACTACTCCTCAAGTAGCAACATTTGAAGTATCTGGTATAGTTACTAAATTAACTGGTGAAATGAAGAAAGGCGAAGCTACTGGTAATGGTGAAGTTCATGTTGATATTATAGGGTATCAAGCAAACCTTGTACCTGTAACATTGATAGTACCAGCTACAATAGTTGAAGGGTTCAGTACTGCTGGATTCTATGAAACTGGACTTGCAAAATTCAGTGGAACTCTTATCAATACCAAGGTTACTGAAACAGTAGTAGAAAAGCAAACATTTGGTGCTGATATAGTAAAAGAACTAACTCTTACAGTTCGTAGATCTGAGATTGCTGGTGGTTCTCCTCTAGGCACAATATTCGATATAAAAGACGGTTCTGAGGAAGCTTATGAAGCTGCTAAGTCAAAGAGAAGACTTAAATTACAAGAAGTTAAAACTAAATTTATGAATAAAGGACAAGCAGCAACTGAACAAACTGGTTTTACAGCTCCACCAGCAATTCAACAAACACCTCCTCCAGCTAATGCTAATCCGTTTGGTAAGAATCCATTTGCTAAATAGATTGTGTTGATAAATGGGATGAATTAATCTTCATCCCGTCATATTAAATAATACTATAAAAATTGAAAGAAGGAATTATTAAAATGGCAAATATATTTGATTTAAAAGAAAACAAGGTAAGTACAGATTTAAACACCTATCCGCTTGTAATAATGGGAGAAACTGGTGAAGGTAAAACATTTTCATTGGATAAAATATTAAGAACTTTAGCTGATGGAAAGAAACGCCCATTTTTTATAATGACAGAGAATAGATTTCAACATATTCCTGGAATAATGGCTGTTAAAGTTAATAATATATCAGAACTTGAATCAATAAAGAATCAGTTAAAATCTCCAAAAGCTAAAGAATTATATTCATGCGTAGTTATTGATACTGTTGATACTTTAGATACTATGACTGAAAATTTTGTAGCTAACGCAAAAGGAGTAGAAATATCAGGGGATCTTACTTTTGGTAAAGGTAACAAATACATTAAAAGTAAATTATTCTTCATTGATGAATTAAGAAATGCTGGCTGGACTGTTCATTTTGCAATACAAGCTTATAAAAATACTAATATATTAAGTCAAGAAACAACTTATGATGCTAAATTGAACAAAGAAACATGGGCAAAGATTAGTCAAGGTGCTTATCTTATAGGAATTATAAGTAAGGATGTTAAGTCAGATGAGAGGTTATTAACGTTTAAGAAAACAGCAATGTATCCATTATTGAAAGATTCTGTGGGTATGCCTAATGTAATTAAAGTATCCGAGTTCAAACAGGGATTACAAAAAGCAATTATGAGTATTCCAGGAGCTGAATTTACTGATGAAAATACAATCAATCCTATCATAGAAACTACTGTAGATTTAGTAGCTCTTAAAGCCAAAGGCAATGAGCTTGGTGGATTACTAGCAGGTGCTGGAAAGCTTGATGAAGCTGTGGCTATTTTGAAAAATAACATCGGACAAAACGATGATGGATCACCTAAAACCTTTGATAGCTTAATTGCTAGTCAAGGTGATTTAGCACAGTTAGTTGTTATAAAGCTTCAAGAGTTAGTGGATAGCTATAAATTAGTATAACTAAATGAATAGAGTGGATGTATAATCTGCTCTTTTTTATTATAAAGGTGGTGTGAGAATGGGATTATCTACGTGTAAAGGTTGTGGAAATAAGTTTAATACTAAAGATAAACAAACATATAGTGGAAAGGCTTATTGTCCTACTTGCTATGAAGGACAGGTAAATGCCGGTAAAGATTATAGAGATTTAATAGATACAATATGTTTATATTTTGAAATGGATAAGCCCACAAGTCTTATTTATAAACATATGAAAGACTATCAGGAACAACTAGGATATCCATATTCGGCAATGACATACACATTATGGTATTGCAAGTTTATAAAGGGATATAAGTTTGATTCTAAGTATGGTATGGCATGTGTTAAATATGAATGTGATAATGCAAAAGCTTATTATATGCAACAATTAAAGATACAGGAAAGTGTTACTATTGCTAGTAAAACAGATGAAAAGATAAATGAAGTTACAATTAATATTAAAAAACAAGACAGAAAATCCATATTAATAGACATAGATGAATTAATCAACAAGGGATGTGATAATTAGATGGAATTTAATGGATTAATTGATAAACGTAACGTATATATGTTATTTGGTGTTTATTGTAATAAGCCTGAATTTATACTAGATGATAAATACAATACAACACCGAATGATTATTCTGAAACTTTTCATCGTGTAATATTTTCAGCAATTTTTAATATAGCTAAGAAAAATAAAATGAGTAAGATAACATCTGTTGAAATTGAAACAGAATTAAGTATATTTCAATCCGCTTTGGACGTTTGGAAGGCTAATGACGGCTTCGCTTACATAGAGTCTGCTATTGCTGAGACAGAGGATAAAGTATATAACGTCAATTTATATCGTGATTCTGTAAGAAAATATAGTATTTTAAGACATGCTGCTACTACATTAGGATTAAATATTGACTTTGTGTATAAAGAGTTTGATGAACTAAATACAAGTGACAGGTTGTTTAAAGAGAATACTACAAGAATGGAAACTTTCAGTAAGATGTCAAGTACAGAGCTTTTAGGTAAAATAAATGAGAAATATAACGATTATAAAGCTCTATGGCAAGATACTTTCACTGATAATTACGGATTCAAGGTAGGAGATGGGATAAAAGAACGGATAAAAGAACATAAGCATCAAGATAATGCTTGGGGTTATCCATTTCAAAGTCAATATATGACTACAATTTTTAGAGGTATGAGACCAAAGAAATTCATAATTAGAAGTTCAATTTCTGGAGGAGGTAAAAGTAGGTCTTCAATGGCTGAAGCTTGTAATATTTCCTGTGACAGAATATATAATTGGACTAAAAAGGAATGGGTATCTACTGGTGATAAGCAAGGAACCTTATTCATATCAACAGAATTAACAAAGGAAGAGATACAAGATTGTCTATTAGCGCATATCAGTGGTATTGAGGAAGATAGAATTGCAGCTTGGGATAATATTACACCAGAGGAAGAAATCATACTTGATATGGCAGGAGATGTAGTTACAGATAGTTTACTATACGGTGAGTATATGCCTGACTTTACCATTGATACAATTAGCGATACCATAGAAAAATATGTAATAAATAAAAATATAGGATACGCTTTCTTCGATTATATTAATGATAGTCCTTCTTTATATCAATATTACATTGAA